AGCGAATTGAATTCTGGGGCGGTGAACCGTTTGCCTACATCAAAGTTATGAAGCCCCTCGCAGAACAGCTGCGTGAAAAATGGGCAAACGCCGAGTTCGTAGTGATTACCAACGGTTCTCTCCTCAACCCTGAGATAAACCAGTGGTTGGACGAGATGGGCTTCTCTGTTGGCATCTCTCATGACGGTGTTGGACAGTTTGTTCGTGGTCCTGACCCCTTTGCTGACGATAAAATGAAGCTGGGCGTCTTCGATTTGTATCGCCGTTTGCACCCGAAAGGGCGCATCAGCATCAATTCGATGCTCAATGTCCACAATCAGTCCCGTGCAGCTATCAATGACTACATGGTTAAGATGTTTGGACCCGATGTGAATATCGGAGAGGGTGCATTTGTTGACGCTTACGACGATGGTGGGGAGGCAATGAGCCTCGAAAGCGCCTCAACGAGCCTCAATTATCGCTCCAAATCCATGCAGGAAGCGCTCGACAATCTCGATAACAACTTCGGCATCAAAGCCGAGAAGGTTAACGACTTCATGGATAGCCTCGTGAAGCGTCGAGACGCCTACGCGCTGGGCCAAAAGTGCGCGATGGACCACCCGAAAAACCTTGCCGTTGACCTAAATGGCAACGTGCTGACGTGTCAAAACGTCTCGGCTGTCTCCACAGCCCCCAATGGCGAAAGCCACAAGATTGGTCATGTGTCTGACTTCAAGAACATCAAATTGAAGACAGCAACACATTGGAGCCAACGACCAGAGTGTGTGAACTGTCCGGTTCTGCAACTCTGCAAGGGTGCATGTATGTTCCTACAGGGGAAACTCTGGGACGTAACTTGCAACAATTCATACAGCGATAACGTAGTGTGGTTCTCCCTCGCCTTCCTGATGGCGACCGGACACCTCCCCTACAAAATCGAACATCACGATCTTCCTGACATCCGCCAATGGCTCTGGCAGAAACCCCCACGAAACCAAGAATAGGATTGGAAACATGGCAATCTCGATTGATAACATCGACCAGTTTGGCATCGGGCATAACTTTAGTGACCCGATCTACCCGCAAGATTTTGAATACATCACCTACGGCTCCGACATCGAGGCCTCGGTGGTGACTGAAGACCCGACTGTTGCGGGCGGTAAGACGGCGTGGTGGAAAGAGCCAAGCTATAACCGCTGGTGGAAAGTTGGTCCTCGCGGCACACGCGCTGAGGACTAATTATGGCGAATGCTGAGAGTTGGCACCTTTCCAAGAGTGTTCCTATAACTCTCATCTTCGGCCTTATTACACAGGGCGCAGCCATTGTGTGGACCGTCTCTATGATGATGGGTGACATTTCTTACAATAGAAACAACATCCAACGCCTCGACCTCAAGGTTGAGAAACTAGAGACCATGGTCCACGAGCAAGCCCTGTCCTTGGCCCGCATTGATGAGAATATCAAAGCAATCAGATCAGCTGTCGAAGCTATGGCAGCTAAACCATCCAACAAACAGTAGGTGAACTATGTTAGCAGGATTGATTAACATCCTGCCGAACATCCTAGCTATTGTTGATAAATCGCTTCCAGACAAAGCCGAGGCCGCGCTTGCAAAGCAGCGCATCGAACTCGAACTGGTTACAGCTTTCAACGAAATCAACAAATCCCAAGCCGAAACCAACATGGCAGAAGCTGCCCATCGATCCATCTGGGTCGCTGGGTGGCGTCCTGCTATCGGCTGGGTATGCGCCATTGGCGTATTCTGGGCATTCGTGGGTCAACCCATTGCCCAGTGGATAGCTACTTTGTTTGGCACTCCACTCTTCCTCCTCCCGCAGTTCCCTATGGAACAAATGCTTGAACTCATTCTCGCAATGTTGGGCCTCGGTGGATTGAGAACCTTCGAGAAGCTTAAAGGTATCACGAAATGACACACAAAGAACTTCTCGAATCCCTCCACGCAGAACTCACGAAGGTCCTTCTGGACCGCGTTAGGGACCCTGAAGCTAAATCAGCGGACCTCAACGTGGCCCGTCAGTTCCTCAAAGATAACAACATCGATGCCCTTCCCGCCGAAGGGTCCCCGCTATCGGACCTTGTCCGCACCCTCCCGAACTTCTCGGATGACGATGCAGACCCCTCCGAAATGCGCCATTGATTCATAGACTCAATAGGAAGCCCGTAGAGGCCCCATCCCTGGCTTAGGCTAGGGCTATCAGGGAAAACCCCTGAAGGGGCCTCTACGGCCCTCTGAGAGTCTCCTAGAGGCTATATGTTTACAGACAAGACTTCGCTGGGTGTTCCCATCGATCAGGACCCACTACGCGACTTCCGCAAGTTCCTCTTCGTATGCTGGCAGCACCTCAATCTGCCCCCACCGACCAAGGTTCAGTATGACATCGCCAACCACATTCAACATGGCGACAAACGTATCATCGTGGAAGCTTTCCGAGGCGTAGGGAAATCGTGGATTACCTCTGCCTATGTGGTCTGGCTTCTCTACATGAACCCTCAGCTGAACATCCTCGTTGTGTCTGCATCCAAGACACGCGCTGATGACTTCACCACATTCACTCTGCGTCTCATTAAAGAGATGCCAATCTTGGCTCACCTCATTCCTAGAGATGACCAGCGGCAATCTAAGATTTCCTTCGACGTAGGTCCTGCAAACGCCTCACATGCTCCCTCAGTGAAATCTGTGGGTATCACTGGTCAGCTTGCAGGTTCTCGTGCAGACGTGCTGATTGCTGACGACATCGAGGTTCCGAACAACTCAGCTACCCAAGGGATGCGAGACAAGCTGTCAGAGAGCGTTAAGGAATTCGACGCTATCCTGAAGCCCAATGGACGCATCATCTATCTGGGGACCCCGCAGAAC